ATGACCCCACAGGAACTCAAGAACAGCATCTTGCAGCTTGCAATTCAGGGCAAGCTGGTGGAACAGCGCGCGGAAGAGGGCACGGGAGAACTGCTGTACCGTGAGATTTTGGCGGAGAAAGCGAAGCTTGTAAAGGCGGGAAAGATCAAGAAAGAAAAGCCTCTGCCGGAGATTGCAGAGGATGAGAAGCCGTTTGATATCCCGGAGAGTTGGGCGTGGGCTAGATTAAAGACAATTGCCACGAAAATCACAGATGGTACTCACAACTCACCACCGAATTCAGAATTTGGTGAATTTATGTATGTTACCGCAAAAAACATCAAAAACGCTGGCGTTTCAACTGCTGGGATTACTTTCGTTTCAGCAAGTATTCACAAGCAAATATATGCAAGATGCAACCCTGAGTTGGGCGACTTACTGTTAATCAAAGATGGTGCAACAACAGGAACCGTTACAGTTAACGATTTAACAGAGCAATTTAGCATGTTGTCGAGTGTGGCATTGATAAAACTGCCCGATTGTGTTGACAAGTGGTATTTAGTATATATGCTTCGTTCAAATTTGCTTTATAAAGAGTTAAGAGCGCAAATGAAAGGAACCGGCATCACACGTATTACTTTAACGCAAATAGAACCCTTAGTTTTCCCCCTCCCGCCCCTCGCCGAACAAAAACGTATCGTCGCCAAGATCGAGGAACTCATCCCCTATATCGACCGCTACGAACAGGCTTGGCGTAAGCTGGAGGACTTCAACAAACGTTTCCCCAGCGACATGCAAAAATCCATTCTACAGTTTGCGATTCAGGGCAAGCTTGTTGAGCAGCGCCCGGAGGAAGGCACGGGCGCGGATTTAATTCCGCTCTGTAAGGCAGATAAGGCACGTGCTATAAATGATGGAAAATGCAAGAAAGAAAACTTTCATGGTGCAATAACTAACGAAGATCACATTCCATTTGATATACCAGATTCATGGGTTTGGATGTTCATATCGGATGTTGCGTTTTTCCAAGAAGGGCCTGGGATTATGGCTATAGATTTCAGAAATTATGGCGTCCCATTGATAAGAATAGCCGGGATGCAAAAAGACTCCGTTACGCTAGATGGATGTAACTATCTTGATGAGAACATGGTTGAATCAAAGTGGTCTCACTTCAGGCTCGACGTAGGAGATATAGTAATTAGTACAAGTGCTTCAATGGACAAAGTTGCTGAAGTCGATGATTCATGTTCGGGTTCTATTCCATATACTGGCCTTATTAGATTCAAGATGTATGGCGGTATTGACAAGAATTATTTTAAGTTGTTTATTAAATCTCCTTTTTACACGAAGCAAGTTGATGAACAAAAAGCGGGCGGAACAATTAAGCATTACGGACCGAGTCACTTAAGGAAAATGGTAATACCTCTCCCTCCCCTCGCCGAACAAAAACGCATCGTCGCCAAGCTCGAAGAAATCCTACCTCTTTGCGAAAAGCTGAAATAAGAAACAACCGCAGCGAATCCATGGCCTCGGTTCCAAAAGAATCGCCATTTCGGAGCATCATGTGCGCTTGTTTGTAAACTCGGCAATGACGATGGCCGACTTCATTTTAGCGGTTGGGAACCGAGATTTGTAATCGAATGATCTGAGGTAATGCAAATGCGATTTGTTGATGAGATCCATAAAGCAGTAAGGCATCAGTATGCTCTTGACACGAATAGTACAAAAACAGAAGACGAGTTAAGGATTATTGAGGAAGCCATTTGTACTGCCATTTCAGCCGACACCTTTGATTTCTCGAATTCCGAATCAATCGTTTTAAAGCAAAGCGGTGGTAAGCGGAGATTTGTAAAACGGTATACAGATATTTATTCGCCAGAAAGCGTACTCTGTCAGTGCATCAAGCAAATTCTTGACCGATCTTTTAGAGTAAAGTATCCCAACCGAAACAAATCAGTTAGAACTTTATTTGACACATTAAAAGCTGTTCGACAAATGGCAGACTTTACAATTATCAAGTATGACTTCAAGGATTTTTTTAACTCGGTTTCATCGCCTTATGTATATGAGAAGTATTTGGCAGAAAATTTATCAGACCGATTTGAAGCTGATTTAGTCAAACGCTTCGCCAAAGAAACGAAGTATGCCTACGCAGGCTTTAGTACTTCCAATGTAATCTCTGAGATAATAGCACAGAGATTTGATTCCGAGGTTAGTCTTGCGTTTGATGGCAAATGTCTTCTTATCTTCGATAGATACATTGACGATAGCATCATTATAGTAAACCAACACATCGAAGAAGTCGAGTGTCGCAAACTATTGGAGGATGCCCTCAATAAAGTATTTCATGATAATACCATTGCGGAGCTTCCAAAATGCAAAACGCATTTCAATGGTTCTAAGTTTAGATATGTTTCTCGTCGCATGTTGACTGGCCGTCAGAAGAGCATCGATTACTTAGGGTACGAATTTAAATTCAAAACACAAAATGACAAAACAGAAATTAAATTTGGAATTACACAGGCAAAAATTGATAAATACAATAAACGAATTGATGAGATAATCCGGCTTTATAGCAATCCTGTCGGGCATAATGGCGAAGCGAATCCTGATTATCAGAAAATGGAGTTGCTACGACATCGTATTGCTGCTTTTACTTCAAGATCGGTCTATCGAACAAACAGATTCAATACAATAGTATGGAAAACTAAGGGATTTATCGGGAATTACGGTGAACTACGGTATCTTCTCGACGGTCCATTGATTGATGCAAGAACAAAAACATTTTTGGAGCGTATGGTAGAAAACGCTTTCCAACGTGCTCTATTACCGATTCCCTATTTTTTAAGAGGTTCAACTGGAAAAAGCGGGTACAATTTACTCGATAATATGAAGACAAATAAGACTCTTCTTTTTGTAGATAAAATTGGATACTCAAAACGCGCTCTCGAAAATTTGTGCGCTCAAATTGACATAAACACAGTCGATAGAAACGGGAGAACACGCGGGTATGGTCAACTAGTTCGCGAGTATCTGATTAAAGTTAAGGTTGGGTATTAATAACGAAGCGGCAAGGTTGCCCTCGCCGCTCCGGAACAATTGCCGTAGCTATGTTCAAAACGCAGTGTCGTATCACCGAAATGATCGTACAAAACGCCGATGATGTGTGTACGGTTGCCCGCACTGCAAGTGAATTCGACTTGCTTATCTATATAATAATTCAAATGGGGGAAAAGTCAATGGCATGGAAGGGACTTGAGCGAAATAAGCTTGATTACATTTTGACAGATTTGCTGCCTGTTGAGCTATCTGAGCTATTTTCTTTTCGTCCCTTCTATGATTTTCTTACTCGGAAAGAGCAGCAAAAAACTTTATCCTTACTCTCTGAGGAGCTAAGAAAAGTAAATGCAAAATCAACTGAAGTCATGTTTAAGTCCAAATGGGCAACAGTACCATTCAAGTATAATATTCTCAAGGGGAATGATTCATTCCGCGAGATGAGTGTTATGCAACCACTATCTGCACTCAACTTGTTTCTTTTCTTGGAGTGTTATCAAAAGGACATTCTCAATTTCTTCGATAACCATCATTGCTTCTCAATTCGGTATCATAGAAAAAACTCTGAGCTCTACTATAAGACTCGTTCAAAACGTGCTGTTGAGTACTTCTCCATTGATATGCGCCGTAGGGTTGGTAAGGCTGCCGTACAGCAAACCGGCAGTTATTTCAAAATCGCGAATTTTGAATCAATCAATTCCTTTGCAGACTCACGTTTGTGGAGATTTGCCAACTTTCAATTCAAACATTACGCCAAAATGGATTACAAGTCTTGTTTTGATAGTGTATATTCTCACGTATTTAAATGGATCATCGAACGAAATGTAATTGATTCAAAAGACGCTAGCAACTCGAATTTGTTTATTACATTAGATCGAATATTACAGAATATAAACGGTAGGCAATCAAATGGACTTATTGTAGGCCCAGAATTTTCCCGAATGGTAGCAGAGGTTTTGTTGCAGCAAATTGACACTGAAGTAAAGTACAAACTATCGAATGTCGGATTGATGCACAAAACGAACTATACTGTTTTCAGATATGTTGATGATATTTTTGTTTTTGCCGATTCACAAGAGAACTTAAATTATATTACAAGAATTTTCACCGAAGTTGGAAGTCGCTACTTGCTGCGCCTAAATGAACTCAAACTATACAAAGGGACAACCCCTTGTTTGCCAAAGAAATGGTTAGAAAGAACGCGTATTCTCGCCGATGTCATCGACGGCTTCTTCGATAACCGAAAAAAAGCTGAATATGATGCTTTGCCTGAAGAGAGCAAATATATTGTTAAAAAAGACTATTTCCCTGTTGATCGGGTTAAAGATGAGTTTATCAATCTTATGAATGATTTCCCTGACGACAGACGAACTATAGTGTCATTTTCGCTATCAGCCTTGTTGAACAATATTGGTAAAAAAAAGGATGGTTATCGTCTTTTCGGCAATGGCAAGGCTAATAAAGCCAGGTTACTAATTGATTTAGGTTTCTTTATATACGCTTTTTCAGCGACATTTGATTCAACGCGTAAGTTGATATCAATAATAGCCTATATGAATGACGAATTGCACTTTAGCGAGAAAGATAGTCGAGAAAACAGGAACTTGCAGGATACCATTCGAAGATATTCTTTTGTCTTCCAGCGCGGTAATCTACCTGACTTGTGTGATTGGTTTGCATTCTTTGCCGAGTACAATTTAAACTTGGATTCTAGTACGGAAAAGAGAATAATCGCTAACGCAGAAAAAGATAATAACCCAATAACATGGGCAAATATTCTTTCATATTCGCGGTATTATAATCCGTATTTTGTTGCGACTTTGGCCAAAGTTGAAAAAATAATAGATACGCAAATTTCAAAAATGTCGCGCAAAGAAGCTATGATGCAGAACGAATTCTGGTATGTATTAGTATTTCATAACTGTCCGCATATAAGTAATACACTAAGAGCAAAGGTCGACTTATTTATAAACGAAATAAAAACACTAGCAGCTTCAGGATGTCCCGCAGATCAAGCTGCGTTATTAGTCTGCAATTTCTTATGCCAAATGTCCCCTGGAGGTAACAAGCCTCGAGAAAGCTTCTACGATTGGAGCGAAAATAGAAGTATCTCAGAGCAAATTACATATCGAACATTTCAGCGTACAATATTCAAGCGCTACAGAGGATCACGAAATAATCTTTATGCAAGTATTGAGTAGAGAAAACTCGAGTCCACCGTTTTTTTGAATCGTGATGCTATTTACAGCCATTTTCCACACCCCCTCATCAAACTCCACCAGCGGCCCCGCCATTTTCAATACCTTGTAGAACGCATCCAGCTCGCGCTTTCTTGCTCTCCGTTGCTCCCGTTGCTCCCCGATCTCAGCAATCTGCTCCTCAAGCGCCCGGCTTTGAGCCAAGAGCTCTGCGTATCGATCGTCGTAAGCGGCTTGTTCGATCAAAGCTCGTGCGTAATCGTCGACCACCTTGCGCATCAAAGCGGATACAGCTTCTAGCTCTTTACCCGCAGTGGCTTCCCTTTCTTCCAAATCACGCGAATCGGTTAGCGTCGCAATGAACATCTTGATGTCAGTCAGAACCTGATCCTTATTCGCAATCAACCGATTTATTTCTTCAACAAACGCCGCCTTGATCTGATCTTCAGTCACGTGCGGCGTTTTGCATGGTTCACCATTGTCGTATTTGTGTTGGCAACGCCAAATCACCGTCCGATACTTGTCGTTGCTATGCCACACCTTCCTACCATAGTAGCTGCCGCACTCCCCGCAGATGATCTTGCTGGAAAAGCACCCGCTCCTGCCAACATAGCGAGCTTCACGGCGGCGTTTCAATTCCTGCTGCACCTCGTCGAACACCTCGGAAGAAACGATCGCCGGGTGGCTCTGCTCTACATAGTATTGGGGCAGTTCTCCTTCGTTCCGCTTCATTTTCTTGGTCAGAAAGTCAACGCAGAAGGTTTTCTGGAGCAGCGCGTCCCCTTTGTACTTTTCGTTGGTCAAGATGCTCTCAACCGTGCCCGGTTGCCAGCGAGGCTTTCCTGCCGGAGAAAGTATGCCGATGGTTTCCAGCCGCTTGGCGATACCGGAAGGCATGAGGCCTTCCAGAAAAAGCGAATAGATCAAGCGAACCGTCTTTGCCTGCTCCTCAACGATCTGCGGTAGCCCTTCCGCCCCTTTTTCATATCCAAGGAACTGTTTGTATGGCAGGTACACCTTGCCCTCTTCACACTTCGCACGCTTGCCCCAAGCAACGTTCTCGCTGATCGAGCGGCTCTCCTCCTGTGCCAGAGAGCTCATAATCGTGATCAGCAGCTCTCCCTTAGAATCCATGGTGTAGATATTCTCTTTCTCGAAAAACACCTCTACGCCCTTCTCCTTGAGCTGGCGAACCGAAGTCAATGTATCGACCGTGTTCCTAGCGAAGCGGGAAATGCTCTTCGTTATGATCAAATCAATCTTCCCTGCAATTGCATCCGCGATCATTCGGTTGAATCCGTCACGTCTCTTTGTGTTCGTTCCGCTGATGCCCTCATCCGTATAGACCTCAACCATCGTCCAATCCGGGTTAGCGGTGATCTGGCGGGTATAGTAATCTACCTGTGCTTCAAAGCTCGTAAACTGCTCATCGCTATCGGTCGATACCCGCGCGTATGCCGCAACGCGCCGTTTCGCAAGAGGTCGAATCTGGTTCTTTCCTTGCCCCACCGATGTTCGCTCAATTTTCGTTACCCGTTTCTGGATCGCTTCCATAAGTAAGTGACTCCTTTATTGCCAGTGATCTTTCTTTTGCTGCCTGTTTCATTTCGTCCGTCCAGCTTTCCGCGCGGGAACGGTCTTTCCATTGATACTCGTATCGGTGCCCATCAGCGAACACAAAAAGAAGTATGTTCGGCGCAGGAACCTCTATATGATCGATTCGCTTTGATAAGGGGGTCTCATCAAAATGCTCCGTCCCAAGCGCCTCTGCGACAGCACACAGCAATATCTCTTCCGGGATTTGCTTCGCTGGACAGGCGCTTTTGCCGTGCTCTAAGTAGGTAGCGCATTGCCAGCTTATCTTTCCCTTTGTCGTTTTTCGCTGAAATTTCTTACCGCAAATGCCGCAGACGATTTTGCCTGTGAATGGATATCGTACGTTGATCGGCTTCCCGGGTTTGTTTTTCTCACTCGCGCGCGCAAGCAGCTCCTGCGCTTTTTTGAATGTATCCATATCGATAATCGCTTCATGTGATTGCTCCACATAGAAGGTCGGTAGTTTGCCCCTGTTCCGTTTCTTGTTCTTATTCAAGTAGTCTGAAATGTAGGTTTTTTGCAGTAACGCGTTCCCGGTATATTTCTCGTTTGCCAGAATCTCCCTCACATGTTTGGGTGTCCATGCGACATGGGTCAGCGTCGTTTCTTCTCTCGTATTGAGATTTCGCGCAATTGAAACACTCGATTCTCCGGAAATGTAAAGGCCGAAAATCTCGCGTACAATCTCAGCCTGCCTTGTTTCGATCTGAATCTCTTTCCCGCGTATGATGTAGCCGTACATGGCGCGCAATCCGACGATCTCGCCCTGTTCCATCTTCTTTCGAATCCGCCACTTGCAGTTCTCGGAAACCGAGCGGCTCTCTTCCTGCGCAAAAGAAGAGAGGATGGTAAGCATCAGCTCGCCATCCCCTGAACCGCTGTGAATGTTCTCCCGTTCAAAGAACACATCCACACCTTTTTGCTTCAACTCTCTCAGAACGTTCAGCGTATCGACCGTGTTTCGAGAGAATCGGCTGAGCGATTTTGTGATCACCATGTCGATCAGACCGGCATTGCAATCCGTGATCAGTCGCTTGAATTCAGGACGATCGCTTTTTGTGCCGGTGATGCCCTCGTCGGCGTAGACCCCGATATACTGCCATTCGGGATTGCGTTGGATATGGGATCTGTAATAACCAATCTGCGCAGCCAGAGATTCGATCATGGATTCTTTTTCGATCGACACCCTTGCATATGCCGCAACACGCTTTCTGGGCTGGATTGCAGGAATCGTCGGTTTTCTTGTGTGAATGATCCTTGCCATATGCCCCTCCTGTCGTGTCGCATATTACCTCTGTTTTCAAGATTTATCAACGATTGATTGACACATCAGGCCAGCAAATACAGGGTTGTGTTTCTCAATCATTTTTCTGTCGAACGCATCGTATTCGTCTTTGGAGATCAACCCTCTCGCCAACATTGTTCTAACCACCGCCATCACTGTCCGATAGCGCATTTCGCGCTCAAATTGCTCTTTGGTCATCCGTAACCTTGCGCACGAAACGATCCCGAATGTAGCAGGCGTGGCAGCAATACTTCCTGTGGTTACGGGTATATTCTTCAAACATACGTCCGCAGGATACGCACTGTACTGAAACCGCAGTCCTTTTCTTGCCAGATTCCCGATGCGTCTTCCACCAAGCTCGGCGGCAGGCCGTTGAGCAAAAGAGTCTCTGCTTCTGTCCTCCTGTCTGTACGATCCGTGTACCGCAGTTCTGGCAATGCTCCTGATCGTGCGACGCATTAACTTCCGCACCCGGCAGAAAGGCGTATCTTTGACAAATGGATTTCACCGTGTTCCGCGACAGATTCAATATTTCCGAGATCTGCGTATAGCTGTGCCCCGCGGATCTGAGCCGCCTGATATCAGCTTTATTTTGTTCCGTCATACTTCCCTCCTGATATGAAAAAAGGAGCGCCTCGAAAGACGCTCCCGCTGGTCGTTATGCTTTTTTTACTTCATGCTGCCGATCAGATGTTCCGCAGTCCCGGTGATCAACGCGGAGATGTCTACCTGTGCGGCGGTCAGAACCTCCAGTGCGGAAGTGGATAGTTTTGCGGTGGTCTTCTCATAGAGAAGTTGACCAAGTTGCGCGATCTCTTCTTTGGTCAGCTTACCCTCCTTATGCGCAGCCTTCATGCCGTCGACGACCGTCTGTTTCAACTCACCAACCGTGATCTGCGCGAGCTTGATCAGCTCCTGCTGGGCGCGGTTCACGGTGTCCAGTTGCGTTGCCTTACCGAGTTTTGCAGTCAGCCACGCGCCGAACACGCCGATCAGGGCAATAAAAAACGCCGCGGCAATTTCCACAGCGTTCTCGATCAGAATGTCGGCGGCGTTCGTGCCACCTGTATCCGCCAGCGCGACGGCGGGCAGCGCGAGCAGCAGGAGTGTGATCATCACGAGAATCAATTTCTTTTTCATTGTAATTCCTCCTAGATTGATGTAGCCTGCTCCGAGGCAAGCTCATGGACAAAATCGTCATATTCCTCTTGCGCGGTTTCCGCTTTCTCACGCGCTGTCTTCATCTCACCGTTCGTCTCCCCACGTTCCACTGCAATAGCCGTAGCAAGGGAAAGCGACAGGCTCGCATCTTGCATCTTCATGGCGAGTTTTGATTCCTTCGCGCGAATAGCGGCTCTCTTTTCCGCCTGTTTTCGATCGCGCGTCATTCGCACTTCCAGCCATACAACCAGCAGTGCAAATACGCCCGATATGATCTCCCCGATATAATCCAACTTTGTTCCCCCACTTTATTGATATAGGAGCTTGCAGCGTCCGCATTTGTGCCAGTAACCGCTGCCGCTCAGGTTGATTCCCTCCACAACAACGCCTACATCACGGCCTTTCGCGTGGATGACCATGCCGCGGCCTAAATAGAGTCCAACATGCGTTTCATCCTCGGCATTCGTGGTGCTGTTGCGAAACAGAAAGTCGCCAGCGATCAGCTCGTTGCGCGCGACAACGCTGCACAACGCCCAAAGCCCATCGCAATTCTTGCGATCGTCCCAAATTCCCGTCTCACGCATGAGCCATGAAAGAAAGCCGGAACAGTCGTGTGCCATGAGGTCGGCATAGCCCGCTTTATACTGATTCTCGCGAAACGCAATCGCGCGCGCGAACTCATCGTCCATCGCTTTGATCTTTGCGTCGGAGAGGTCGGTTAACGCAGATGTTCCCCAAACATAAAGGTCGCCGATGCGTGTCAGCGCCAGAGCACAGATTGCCTTTGCCTTGTCCGATACCGTACTTTTCTTGACCGGCTCTGTCTCCTTAATTGTGCCGTCAATCAGAGCCGCCCACGTTTCCTTCCCGATCACTCCATCGACGGTCAGCGCGGCTTGGGCCTGGAATCGCTTCACAGCCTCCAGCGTGTCCGCGCCGAACGTCTTCCTGGTAACCGTCGTGATATGGTCTCCGTAGTACCCAAGTTCTAAGAGTTTTTGCTTACAAAAAAGCACGTCCTCGCCGGACGTGCCTTTTTTCAAATTGCGCAAGAATTCCATTGCTTCCTCCATTCAAAACAATAGATATTTCATAGTTTGTTTATGGTTTTCTTCTTGTCGACCTGCTAGAATATAAGTGGAAAGAATCTTGCATGGTATACACAAACCTACCTACCCGGGTATGTCCCAATCCCTAATAAGATTCATACCATGCATAACAGAAAGGCACTCTTTCCCCCGAATGAGTGCCTTTTATATGGAAACTTTCTTTCCATGATGAACTTTACGTGAATTGCATGGTTCAGCCCAATTCCAATGACATCATTAATTCTGTTCCCTCCTAGTCAATTGAACCATGCAATAAAAGGGCGCTCCGAGAGGGGCGCCCTATCGATTTATACCCTATGCGGTTCGCTTCCAGAAATAGCATGTGATGTAGGGCTGCAGGTTGTTGTGCGCAGCACCGCTACCGTTGCTGCCGACAGAGCCAGATACGGAACCTGTATGGTCATGCGATCCGCCGGAACCGGTCGTTTGCCCGCTCGTGCTACCGCCGTTGGTCATATAGTAATAAGTAGAGCCTGAACCGCTGCCGACCTTATACGATCCTGACGACGCCTGGTGGGTATGCGCACCATTGGCATTGATCGTTACCGATCCGCTAAACGTGTGATTATGCGACGGCATTTCCGCAGTCGCCAGTGTATGCGTGTTCGCACCGCCTGTTTTCTCCACCGTATTGAAGTTTGTATCGGATGTATTCACACCCACCGGCACTCGGCCGGTGCCCCATCGCACCCAGGTTCCTCCGAGGAACGTGCTTTCATCCGCGGCGGATACCGTCATACGAATACTGCCGACCGGGAAGATCAGATTCACGAGCCATAGGACACTCGAAAAGACTACACCATCGTCGAACTGCACATTCTCGCGGAACCGTGCCGGCCAGCCAACATCGAAGCTATCCTCTTCGGCGACCTTGCCCACCGCAAGTCCCATGCCGGTACTGCGAACGGAGAGAATGACCTCCGCCGTACTCAGGTCGGTGTATCCATATGCTTCGCCGAAATAATCGCCGAGCGTGGCGCGGATATCATAGGTATACTGGTTCGACAAGCTGCCGCCGATGCGGTATGACCCGTTGGCGATGTAGTTTGTAATCGTCTGTGTCGTTTCCGTGTAGTATGTTTCGCTCTTTCGCTTATACCCGATTTTGAGTACGCGGGTGTTCTTGTTATTGACCGACGATATTGTTCCTACGACCGCAACCATTGCGTAGGTGCCAGTGCTGCTGGCGTTACCGGCCGCATCGCAGCGAAAGACCGATACCGACTGCACGGCGGGCGAGTCATATGCCACGACTTCGAATGTGTTGGTTAGTATCGTGGTTCGACCTCTGCTGTCCGTGATCGTCACTCGGATCGTATTCGTTCCCACGGTATTCAGCTCGTTCGTTGAAAAGGAGCCTCCTGAATACGTCGCTCCATTGACCGTTGTTGAGATCGATGAGATTGACGAACCATACACGCCAGCAGACGATATCGTAACGTTCAGCTTGCTCTTGCGCTGTACAAAGCATTTGAATTGTGCTGCAAAACCGGCCTCCGCTTCCGAGAAAGAAAGCGAACCGGTCGGTGTAACGCTTACAGGTATCGCGGCCGATATGCTTACCTGCGTTGTTCCAAGAAGCGCGCCGCCAGAGTAGGTATCACAAAATAGTGTCCCTGCGACACTTGTCGCGTTCGGCGCGGCGTTAGCTTCGTCCAGCGACGGCGTCCAAGAGATGTTCGTCGCGGCAGTTTGCGTCGCAATCGTCGTCTCGACACGCGAGCCGAACTTTGCCCTTAGCGTGTGTAAGAACGCGCCTGACGCGGGTGTGAGTGTGATCGTCGCCGCGCTGCCAAGCGTGATAGCAGAGACGGAGGGCGTGGTCACGCGTGGGATTGCCGGCAGAGATATGACTACGCTGCCGCTTGCTGTCCCGATCGATGCGGAGTAGGTGCAGTTGGCTGTAAACGCCAACGTAAACTGACGAGTTCCATCCGAATTATGGGTCACCGTACACTCGCCATATGCTTCACTCTCTGTGCTCGCGTTATCGGTCAGGATCATGAGGTATTGGTACCCCATCGCAATATCGTACGGTTCCTGATACTGCGTGATATATTCGTTGCGATAAGGGATCCGCGAGATGGCGAATCCTCTGCCAACGCGGTTATACACAGCGCTTCCATCGACCGTTACACTCATCGCGCCGCGCGAATTTGAGTCTAAGTTGTTGCAATAGACATCAAACTGCGAAGTGTTGCCGGAGGTCGCAAGAAACACGTAGAAACGGATGGTTGACGTGTTGTTTGCGACAGACTGAGATACAATCTTATACTCCAGCCAGCAGGAAACCTTGCTTGCCGCGGTTCCAGATAGGGATCCATTAACAATCGTGTATCCGTCATGAATCGACTCATACGGCCAATTCGCCATTTCCTCACCCCGCTATCTTTTTGAAGTTCAAGTTGCCGCTCTCAGGCACCCATGAGTAACCGCCAATGCGCAGCGATGAAAGCACCTGGACATCGTTGACGTATAGCTTGCCGGACGAAAAATATGCGATCGCGCTGTCTGTGGTCACGCTGTCCTCACTGCCGGAAAAGAAATATAGAATATCGTTCTCAAGCTTCAACTTGATTGCCGATGTACTCTTTCCAATTACAATTCCGGACGAGATCAGGCGAATGAAGCTGCGTACCGACTCAAACTGCTGCGAAGTTTCACCGTTCAATGTCGAGATGCGGCTTGCCGTCTCCGTGAAGTTCGCCTCGATCGTTCCCGCCATGATGGAGAATGAAGTTTGAATCGTATTATGCAGCGCGACGAAATCCTGTGTTCGGACATAATCTTCCAACGCCGTTAGTATGATCTGCTGCGCGGATTGCAGAATCGAAGTATTCTGCGAAATCTGCTCCTGCACGATCTCCTTGATTTCGCCGTGCGTAGTATAGTCAGCCTCGATCGTCCCAATGCGATTCTTCACCGACGAGTTTTGCTGAATCTCCTCACCGATCAATGATGAGCGTTCATCCCCGAGTACGATACCAGTGCTTGCCGGGTTGTTCAACGGGATCGTTAACTCCGAAAGAACATACGTCTCTTCCGGGCAGAGTGTGCCACAGGAAACGACCACCTTATCCAAGAAGTGAAACGACTCGACATTCGCGTCGGCGTTGTGCAGATCGACCGCTGAGAGCTTGAGCGTCTTCTTGAATCGCGCACCGGTACCGCTCAGCCAATCGCGGCCCCGGTTCATAAGGATCGTCGCGTCGGTGATCTCGTCCCACGTGGTCAAGCCAGTCGGCGCAAAGATCACACCATATTCTGCCGCGAGTGCCGCATCAATCAGGGATTCTTGCCCATCGTTCACGCTTTCAATCGTCAACCGCGCATCGCTCTCCGATTCCGGATCGATATCTCGCAGCGCTGCGCCGAGCGGAACGCAAGCGGTATAAGTTTCGGATGCGCTCTTGCTCAGCACAAGGTCGATCAGGTTTTCGCCAAACTCGATCCGCTGTGTCGATGTATCCGGTACGTCGGCAAGGTAGTCCAGAATCGGATTCTCGTTGTCATCGAATCTGACGATTAGGTAGCCGCCGAGCGTATCAACTAGACTGTTTTTCAGGACTTGCCATACGGAAAGGTAATCTTTCGTCGCAATACTAACCGAGTCGGAAAGATCGCAGGTTCCGATTTCTATGCGCTGGTTCGCGTTCACTTGCGCGTTGTGCTGCGCGAGAATATGTCCCCAGATTTCCGCAGCAGCACCATCCGTGGTAAATGGTCGAAGGATACTATCCAACAAAAGTGCCAGAACGCCTTCTACTACGACTTTGCGATTTTCGTATAGGTCGCGCTCGTCCTCGATCGCTCGCCCGACCCAGATCAGAGTGTCGTCCCGATAGACCTTGACGCGGCTCTTGAGCTTTTCCAGCACGCCATAGTGCGGGTGTTCCTTGGATATCTTGAACGTCAGCACGCCCGGCTCGTTCTTCTTTTGTGTCAGTTCTGGTTCGAACACAAAGAGCTCCGGCAGACGTGGATCGTAGAGCACGTAGGAATCGCACATTATTCGATACACTAGAGTGCTCCTTTCCGGTAGGTGAACGTGATTCGCCCAGTCCCTGTTATCGCAATCTCCGTGTCACCCTCGATGAGCACTAGCGATGGAATGATGTGCGTTCCCGCCGCTAGAGTGACGGTATATTCTTTCTCATTCAACGTGTACGTCAGCGTCATCTCGGCGGACACGGTGATCGAAGGCACGACAGGCATGCGTGTGTTCGTCAGTGTTACTGATGCACTACCCGTGGGAAGAACCGTGATCGTTGTTTCAAAATGCTCCAGCTTATACGGCTTCGCGCGGCATTCCAGCGATAGTTCGCAATATCCCGCATGCCTCTCCACATCCTCGAGCGTAATGCGTGCATCGTAATAATAGGCAGGGTCACGATCGAGGATCATGTTCATGCGCCGACCATGCACATCCGCTGCAAATACGGAGATCAGTGTGTCGAATGTTGCGCGCGCATATAGCGTCAGCGGGATAATCCGGTCGGCATATCGCACCGCGCCGAACGCTTCTGACAGGTCGAGCGCGCCGTCGCGTCCGGGAATCTCCACAAAGTTCGTCTGCGGCTCCGGCATGGGGATGGCGTAGGGCGCAACGATCAGGCCATAGTCCGCGTGCGCCCATTTGGTTCCGAATCGGATATCGCTCACCCTAGTCGCTCCTTTCGTCTGCGAATCGCGCCGAGCGCGTCGTCCATGGCCGGCGCAAGCCAGCCGATGGTCGCGCCAGTGTCCGCGACCAGCTGCATCCCCGCAAGCTGTGGCAGATATCGCCGCACTTCTGAAATCAGGACATCGAGTTTTTGCGACAACAGATCGCTCGTCCCACCGATGCCAATACTGTTTGGCAGATTCGTCAGCACGTCGATTGCGCCCACATCCACGCTGGTCGGAATCGCGCTCTGAATCTGCTTGTTCACGTCTTCCATGGCGTCGGTAAAACCAACGCCCACGCCCTCACCCATGTTCTCGCCGATCCCGGCAAACACCTTGGACGGCGATGCGATTCCAAGCGCTTTCTTCGCGCTTTTCACGATGTTAGAGAAGAAGTCGCGCACCTTTGATGCGAGCCACGAGGCCATGCTCTTGATGCCTTCCCAAAGACCGCTGACGATGTTCTTGCCGATCTCAACGACTGATGACACTGATTGACGAAATCCGTTCAGAATCGCGGAGACGATCTGCGGCAGCACGGCGATCAGCTGCGGGAGCGCCTTAATCAAGCCAGCAGCAAGCTGAACCGTCAGCTCGATGCCCATGATGACGAGCATGGGCAGATTCTGCATGAAGAAGTTGATGATCCCTGTGATGAGCTTCGGGAGCGCTTCGATCAATTTCGGCAGCGCGCGGATCATGCCCTCCGCTAAGCCCTTTACGATCGAAAACGCCGCAGCCATGAGCTTGTCCATGTTGTCGAGCAGCGTTTCGCAGATCAGCAGCACCGCTTCGATGATTGCCGGAATTAGCGTCGGCAGCGCATCCCCAATTCCTTGCACAATTGAAGCAATCATCTCAATCGCCGCTTCGACTAATGCGGGCAGGTTATCGACAATCCCTTTTGCAAGCGTGGTGATCAGCTGCACTGCACCATCTGTGAACGCAGGAAGAGAGGTAATCACGCCCTGCACTAGCGTCATAACGATGCCAGACGCGGCGGAAACCAGCGTCGGGAGGTTCGCCGCCAGCGCGCCGCCGATCGCTCTCACGATGCTCATACCCACCTGCACAAACTGCGGCAGGCTGCGGAGAATCATGTTTGCGATCCCGCCGACCGTTTCGCCGAGCACGACGGTGATCTTGTTGAAGTCGCCGCCCGCCTCGGCAAGCCCGGAGGTGAAATCCCCAAGTAGGGAAACACCGTCATCCGCGAGCGTCTGCAACTGCGGGAGCAGTACCGTTCCCATGACCCGCTGTGCCGCTTGAGCGCCCTGCTTGAGTCGCTGAACCGAATCGTCGAACACGCCAAACTTCGCAATCGTGTCCTCGCTCAAAACCGCACCCATGCGCTTGGCTTCATCCGTCAGTGCCGCGATGCCTTCGCTGCCCTGTGCAATGAGGGGGTTGAGGTCCTGCGCGCTTTTACCAAAGAGCTGCATGGCCAGCGCGTCGCGTTCCGTTTCGTTTGACACCTGCCCAAGCGCGTCGATGGCATCCCAATAGACATCCTCACTGTCGCGAAGCGATCCGTCCGCATTGGTCACAGATACGCCGAGACGATCATATGCTTTGGCAAACTGTTCGCTGCCGCCAGCGGCGCTGGACATAGACTTCACATTCTTCGCCATGGAGCCGGTCATGGTCTCCAGCGATACATCCACGAGATCAGCCGCGTAAGAATACGCCTGCAACCGCTCCACGCTCATGCCGGTGATGGAACTCTGCGTCAGCATTTCATCCGCATATGCCGCGGTGTTGACCGTCATTTCAACGAGCGCTTTGCCAGCGGCTACCGCCGCCGTGCCGATTGCCACCATAGCCGCGCCGAGCGCGACGCCGATCCCCTTCACGACCGAACCGAACTTGTCAAAACGCCCGCCCGCATCGTCCGCCTGATCGGCGGACTGTTTAATCTCGTCGCCGAACTCGTCCGCCTGTTTGCCAGCCGAATCCAGATCGTTCGCCGTGCTTTCCAGCGCGGTTTCGTTCGCGCCAAGCTCACGTTCCATTCCGTTGAGCGCGGCCTTCGCGTTATTGAGCTGCACCTGCCAAGACTGGGTACGCTTATCGTTCTCCCCAAAAGAAGAAGCCGCGTTCTGCAACGCGGCTTCGAGGGTTTCAACCTTATCTTTTTGAGCGTCGATTTCTTTTCGCAGGACTTGGTTTCGGGCGGTCAGTGCGCCGATCGATTTATCCTGTTTGTCGAACTGGGAGGTGACGAGGTTCATTTCGCTCCCAAGAATCTTGAACGATTGGTTGATCTCGGAGAGGGCTTTCTTGAACTCTTTTTCCCCTTCAATTCCAATCTTGAGTCCGAAGTCGGATGCCAATGAATCACCTCCTTAGGGAAAAATGGGCATAAAAAAACGACCCGAAGGTCGTAATTTGAAAAAACCTCATCAAATGTTAGTTATTGCGATATCTCGCCGTATCTGCTTTCTTGCGACTATCGACCAAAGTCTTTGCTGCTTTTATGAAGTCACATTCGAGTATAATATTCTCGGCTGATACACAAAACACAACATCTTTCTGGAACACTCGTTTAATATCAACAGTTCTTCGAATGGAGTTATATGCTGCCTCGGATGCCACAAATGCAATTTCTGCGCCTGAACAACCTGTTAAGTATTTGCTTACAAAAGAATCTCTATCAAAAGATTTATCGACAGGCATCTTTTCAGTATGTATGCGAAATATGGCCTTGCACCCTTCAATTGATGGACGCTGAATTTCTATTACGTAATCAAATCTCCCAGGACGTCTAACTGCTTCGTCTATCATATCTATCCTGTTTGTGGATGCAATAGCGCAAACTTGGCTCGTATCATCGATCCCATCCATTAGCGTTAATAACTGATTCACCACGGTTGCCATCAACGGATTCCCATCTGCATCACGAGTCGACGATATTGAATCAAACTCGTCAAAATAAATAATCGTTGGGTTGTTTCTTTTTGCTTCATCGAATATTTTCCTAAGGTTAGCCTCAGACTGTCCAACATACTTATTTAGTATCTCTGGACCGTTTACTGATATAAAATGCGCGTTGATTTCGTTTGCAACCGCCTTCGCGATCAGTGTTTTCCCGCATCCTGGCGGTCCATATAGTAGAATCCCCTTGTGTGGCTTAATATTATAATGTTCGAATATTGCTGGCGCAATTAGCGGAAGTTCAATTACTTCTCGAACCTGTTGAACTATATCGTCGATCCCACCAATATCACTAAAAGTTACCGAAGGTACATTTTTCTCATCGCCATCTTGGTGGTCGTCCCTCTCACTGGAAGATCCCATTGAGATTGAAATGCCTAAACCACCTTCATAATCATAAGCATGTTTCTCATGTGGCCTCACACCAATTACTTCGGTTTGTTTCATACCGACCGGAGCTTCTCTATATTTATATTCCCATTCGCAGCTATTATCGTCTGTTACAATAATCTTCTCAGGCAGAGTCAAAAGCGCACTCTCCAACCTACTCAAAGCGAAGAACCTGCACGCCTCAACATGTTTTTCAGCAACTTCTTTTTTTAGTTGCTCGAGAATTTTGTCTTTATCTACAAGCCATTCCTCATCTTGAAAACGACCAAATTCATACCAGTTCAAATTCGAACGATGATAATATGATGCGCGACGTAGAGCTATTGAGTTGATATATCTACATCCCCAACCGGTCTCGTCATAACAATACTCATTCGAAATTACACATTCACTGCATCGCTTTTCGCACTCAAATATCGCCAAGATTGCTTCAACTGAATAAAACGATGCCCTATTACCATTTATATAGTATTCTGTTTTGCTCCAACTTTTGATTACTGTAAGAATACTTTTGATGTTCTGTTGTTTTTCCCGCAGATCATCTAAACTAAGAGTCAGAGTATTTTTTGATTTCTCCTGCTCATACGTTTCAAGAAATCTACAACTTTCACATAGTGATTCGTAGTATTGAGAAGACGATTTGTAAAAAACAATCTTAATAATCATGTTTAATCAGCATCTCCTTAAAGAAGAAATACTAAGATGCAATAGCGTCTTAACTATTATTCAGTGTAATCCAACTGGCATCAAGTAATCAATAAAATGTTCGTCCTTTCGGTTCGAAAAGCCGTACATTTGCCGATACACCTCCCACTGGTCGAGCAGAGCGCCAAGTGGCATGAGCCAAACCTCGCGCTCAGACCGTCCCAGCAGTGTCACCCCGCAAAAGATCAGTCGGGCAAACAGCTCTTCGTCGCTTGCCCGACTGGCACGTTTTTTGAGTGTTCCTCCTCGCTTTCGACATAGCGCTTTGTCCCCTTGACCATCGCTTCCATGATCGCGGTTTTGTAGCCGGAAAGATCCAGCGGTGTGGTGAGCAGCTCGACCGCTTCTTCGGTCAAAAGCTCGCGCTTGCTGTCCGGCTCAAGTAGGTTGTGCACCAGTATGTTCTGGTTGGCGAGCAAAGTGATCAGCCACACCACCTCATCCAACGCCAGCTCGAAGTTCTCCGCTTTCATGAGCTTGTCGCCTAGGTGTTCCAGCCCACCGTAGCGCTTGGCTATCTCTTTGGTCGCGCGGGTGGTCAGAAGCATCTCATACTCCCGATTGCCGATCTGGATCATAGCGCCTCTGTCGTTTTCCATATGTTAACCCTCCGCCGCAAATGTCGGCTCGTAGACCTGTGTGTACCATCCCGAGATCGTCGCCGCCGGTACACTCGTATCGTCCTCGTTGACTTCCGCTTTCCAAGGGTGCTTGCCCTGACCGTCCAGCTTGTTGCGCCGGATAATCGTGCCTTCGATCGACGGGGTCGAGAACGTGATGTTGTCGCCCTTTGTCTGCAAGTTTGTCGCAGGAATACCGAATACGACGCGATAGAGCCAGAAATAGCGATACTTGCCGTTGCTCTTCTTCGCGCGGAAACCGATTGCGACCGGCTGACCGCCGTTCTCGCTCTGGGAAACCAGCACCTTGTTGTCATCGATCTGCGAACCGGTCAGATCGCTCGCGACCGCCGCGCCGATGTTGTCGATACCGAGCGTCAGCGTACCGCTCTTGAATTCTTTGACCACCTCGGCCGCGCCATCGTCTGCGTAGAGCGTCGCTTCGTTGATATCGATCTTCAACTCCGCGGACATCGCCTTTGCGAGCGAAACAGGAGCGGCGTAGGTCTCGTCGCCGTTTGTACCCTCGGTGATCTTCGCGTAGTACAGTTTATCCAATCCGATGGTTGCCATCTAATCTTCCTCCAAATACTCCTTTGCCACATCCATGGCAAAGTGGTGATAGCCCGTATCCTCTTCCAGCCCGATATAGCGGCGTTCGGATACCAAAAATCCCGCCGTGAGCAGCAATCGAACGAGCTGCCGTTTCTTCGCGCCATAGTTGCCCTTCGAAAAAAGCGACAGCCGCGCCTCCTCGATGTTCATACCCGGAGCATTGTCCGAAAACAGCTCGAAATGCTCCGAAATCGGCGTGATCACAACGTATTCGTCCGGCGCGGTGGTAGAGAAAACGCCGGTCTCCACAGGAAGTCCGGCGCTTTCGACGATCATATTCAGTTCTTCCAACATACTCACAGGAGATCAAGTTCCTCCTTCAACGCCGTCTGCATCGCCTCAATGCACGGTTTCCGACTCGATAATTTCGTGCGCTTAAGAAACGGCTTTGGCGACTGACCGTGCTTCCCATATTCCAGTACATTGGCAAGCATGGCATTGCTCACGCTACCGCGACCTTCTGAGAAACCGACCTTTACATCGAGGTTGCCATCGCGATCCAGCTTCGCGGGTGATAGACCGAGCGACGCGGCAAGCTTGCCAGTCGAGCGGGATTTCTTCTTCGTGCCAGTCCCGATCGCCGCTCGGAGGTTGGACACCATCTTGTCCAGAACGACTTTGCCGCCCGCAACAAGTGCTTTGGGTATCGCCGCGTCAAGCGCATTGCCCATGCCGGCGATTTGATTCAGAAACTCATCCGGCATTTCGATCTTCACCCTAGCCACCCGGCGTCACCTTCTTTGCCAGAACTTCAAGGTACATCCCTCTGCCCTTCACGTCCTCGACGGACGTGATTGCAAATCGATCATCCCCACAAAGGATCACGTGAGCAGTGATTACAGCTAGGCCCGGGATAACTCGAAATCGGAACAAATCCGTCGCTTCTGAAAAGGAGGCGCGGTTCACCCATTTCTGAGAACCGTGCCGCCCTTCCCGGTACGCATGTATGGTAGCGAGGGTGATATCCGTTTTCGTTGCAAACCCTTCTGCGTCCTTTTCGATCAATTCCGCCATGATCGAAATCAGCGTGTTCATTCTGCCGAAGCTCATGAACCCACCTTCCAATCACGGTCAAGGCGGAGCAACGTGTTCACAGTGTTCCACACCTGCTGCCCCGCCTGCACATTATCCGCAAAGAACCCGCCCGTGCTGCCATCCCGACTCTCGTAAAAATGGGAAGCAAGCATGGTCACCGCCGCCTCGGTAGTCGGCGGCATAGCCGCCGCTTCGTAAGTTCCAGCGGTCAGGTGTTGGTAGCTCTCGGCGTAGGATACTGCGGCGTCGATCAGACGTTGAAGGAGTTCATCATCCGCGTCGTGCGTCAGGATCAGGTTCGCCTTGACCTTACTTAGCAGCGTCGCCATCTCACATCGAACCCGGCTGGTCTGCTGCCATGATTCCTGCGTTCTTGAGTTTCATAAGAAGAGCGTTGAAATCGCTCTTCAAGTCAGCAATCGTCGTTGCGGCGCTATCCGCCTGATTCGTCGCCTGATACACGCTGCCAGCCGTCTGTTCGGAAGCGTATCCCGATTGCAGGCCGGTGACGGTGGCGGTATCCAGAACCTCCAGAGTACCGCCAATCACCAGTTTGTCCCCGCCGTCGGTCGTGTAGTTCTTACAGTTACGGGTTACGTCACCCGCAGGGGTCTCAATGATTTCCATATTTATCCCCCATTACGCCTTCTGCTGCAGGACCTTGATCGCTTCCGGCAGAATGAGCTTGCCATCGAGACGCTGGGATGCGAGGAAGCCGATCTGACCCGTCGTGGCGTACAGCTCGTTCAAGCGCTTGAAGGTGCGACCCTGACGATCGGCGATCCAGTAATAGGAGAAGTCGCCGAACGCGATGGATTTATTGCCCGCCGCGACGGAGGGCATGAACTCGCTCGTCACGATCCGGTGACCGAGAATCGTATCCGGCGCATTTTCCGTGATACCCGGACGCCAGAGGTATTGCCCGTCGCCGTCCTTGAGTTTGCGCAGCAACTTCACGGTCGTATCGTTGAGCACGAACACTGCGCCTTTGCGGTACGGCGCACGAAGTGAGTACACGAGGTCGATCAGTTCATCGCCCGTGATCGCGGATACGCCCGCCGTGGTCACACCAACCTCCGCGCCGCCCGTGGCATTGAGAATACCGATGGGCTTGCTCACGCCGTTACCGTTGAGGAACGCATCCTCTTCCTTATCGCCGATGCGTTTGCCGAACTGCTCGGACACATACCCTTCGATATCAAAGATGCTATCCGAGAGCAGCTCTTCCGACACCTTAATCATGGTCGCGAGCTTGCATGCCCCGAGGACGACCTGCGAGAAGGAATCATCCGATAGCGGATAGGTGCCCTCTTCGTCAACCCAGTCGGCGGTGCCCTTCGACGCGACTACGGGAATCTTCCGATCGCCATAGCTCGTCTGGATGACATGGCACAACGGGCGGAGCAAATTAGCTTCCGTCAGCTTCTGCACCAGTGTGCGCTCGAACTCGTCGGGAACGAGGTATCCGCCCTCGCTGTCGGTGCCCTCTTGAAGCGCATTAAAAATCTCCGTTCTAGGATTCTTGGAGCGGATCGCGTTCCAGAATGCCTTCTTGTACTCGGCGGTAGCGCGACCCGTCTTTTGCTCCGTATTGGTTTGCGCGGGCTTACTGGTCAGCGGGTCGGTGATGGGTTTGTTCAGTTCCGCGTCCAGCGCAACCTGACGCTCTAGACGCTCGACCTCTTTGCCGAGAGCTACAACTTCGGCCTCCATCTTTTCATATGCGCCAGCATCTTCGGCGGAGAGCAGACCATCCGTACCGCGCTTGACGTCCAGAAACGCCTTCGCGGCGTCCCATTTCTTCGCGCGATTCTCGCGCAGTTGCAAAATCGTATTCATTTGTTTCCTCCTCAGTGTGAAATCAAAGAGAGCCGCTGATAAAGCGGCTCCACAGGGTATTTCGGTTCGGTTGTTTGTGCAGGAGGTGTCTCCTCCGCCACAGGTGGTTTACTCGCCTGTTTTCGCTGGACCTTGTTCAGAAGCGAGTTGGTAACCGCGCGGCGGGAGAAGCTGAACACCACATCGTCGCGCGTCGCTTGTTTCTTCTCGTCCTCCAGGACACCGTCTGCGAAACCAAGCTCGATTGCTTTATTCGCGTTCATCCAGGTTTCGGCGTCCATGAGGTGCGCGAGCTTCGCGCGGGACATTCCCGTTTTCAGCTCATACGCGTTGATGATGCTCTCCTTGACCTCGTCCAGCATGTCGATGGCTTTCTGCATTTCTTCCGAATCGCCGATGGCTACCGTCAACGGGTTATGGATCATGATCAAGCTCGTCGGCGCCATGAGCACCTCGGTACCCGCCATGGCGATGACCGACGCGGCGCTTGCCGCGATGCCGTCGATCTTGACCGTGATATGGCCTTTGTAATCCATGAGCATGGTGTAGATCTGGCTCGCCGCCACACAATCGCCGCCCGGGCTGTTGATCCAAATCACAACGTCACCCGCTCCGGCGTTCAGTTCGTCCCTGAACATCCTCGGGGTGACGTCGTCCTCAAACCAACTCTCTTCGGCGATCGTGCCGTTCAGTGTCAAAGTTCGGGTGCCGTCCTCGTTTCGCACCCAGTTCCAGAACCTTCTGATCAA